ATCACCGTCATCGTCGTCATCTTCGTCGTCAGGTATACCATCCCCATCCAAATCGGTATCTTCGTCGTCAGGTATACCATCCCCATCTAAATCACCTGTTTGTGGTTCAGGCTCTGGTTCAGGCTCAGGTGTTGAGTCTGTTACGCTATAGTTACCTTCTTCATCTTTAGGGATTTGTTGTAGAACATTTATAGCGTTATCGAGGTTAGCAGCGATTTCTTGTGCTGTAGCTGTAGGTACCCCAACCCCTTCTTCATTTTCAGGGCTGGCAATAGCTCCTTCTACTGCAGCATCAACTTTTAGGTTAAAACCGGATCTAAGAAGAATCAAGCCGTCAGTTAGGGCGTCTAAATCCCCACTGTTATCAAGGTCAAATGCTTTGAATAATTCTGATTCTGGGTGCGTTTTAACCCATTCAAGGTATTCTTGTACTTCTTCAGCCGTGCGTTTAGCGTCATCGGCCATAGCTCCGTTTGTTATACCGTCACCCGTCAAACCAAATAAAGAACGAAGTAGCAGCAACCCATCAGTAAGTGCATCTACTACCCCATTCTGATCTATATCTAAAGGAGAATAGGTGCCGTCCTCGCGTGTTTCATGCGCTATAGACGTTGTCGTGTCGTATTGTTTTTCGGCCATTGGTAGCCCTATGCTGGGTCAAGAAATGCGAATTTATTATATATTCTGTTTCCGTCTTCGTCGTCTTCCCCAACATACTGCTGCATAAATAGAGTATCTATGTCAGTTCTTCCAGATAACGAAGTTTGAAGCGCAGCCATAGCAGCATTAGCTGTAGGCATATCATCTTCAAGTGTAGAGTCTACTACATCTACCGCCTCATTAGCCACTAATTTCGTGTATCCTACTTGTATCATACTGTGTTCTCCACATGCCCATATAGCCCAGTTATCACCGTGCTTAAATTGGTTGTACTAGAAACATGGTCAAATTGTATTCTAAGGTCAGTAGCGGTTGTTGACCTACCAAAAGTAGCCATTAATGGAAGCTCTACAGTTTGGTATGCTGTAGTAGACCCTATCGTAAGGTATTGGGTATTAAAGCCTTGGTTAGACACATAAGTGCCGGGACTAACAAAAGTAGTGGGGCTATAAAACACTTCTACTCCATTATATACCGTAGTAGCATCTGGAAACTTTGATACCCTAAAGAAAGTTTTATCGCTTGCGGACTCATAGTAAACCGCTACCATACTACCTGCGCTTGCGCCCGTAACACTAGTTGCAAAATTACCACGGTTACTACAAATTATAGATGTTTTATCGCCACTAACCGTATACCACGCGTGGTAACTACTCGGACTAGACACAAAAGTTGCGGTGCCTAAAGAAGTCCCGCCCAAAGTTTTTGCCTTCATTTGCGTAATAACTTTCCACTGATGATTTTCTTTAACCGAACTACTACTACTGTTATAAAACCTAACCTGTATTGATGCAGATAACGATTGGGTAGCTTCAACGCCTCCTGCAGGTGCGGGTATAGAAAAGGTAAATACAGTAACTGCTGCCGTAGTGCTTATAGTCTGAGAGAAATTACTGCTGAAAGAATGCTTGCTACTAAACGGCCCTGTTATTTTTGCAGAAGTTACAGCGTCATCAGCTATCCTTGCTGTAACTACAGCGCCGTCTGCAATCGTTAAGGCTGTAGCTCCTGTAACTTCCCCCGTATGAGTAGCATTAGTTACTTTAGCTGTGTTAGCTGTAATAGCTGCGTTTATAGAATTGGCAAGTTTTGCGTCTGTTACAGCATCATCAGCTATCCTGTCTGTAACTACAGCACCGTCTGCAATCGTTAAGGCTGTAGCTCCTGTAACTTCTCCTGTGTGTGTAGCATTAGTTACTTTAGCCGTGTTAGCTGCAATAGCAGCGTTTATAGAATTTGCAAGTTTTGCGTCTGTTACTGCGTCATCAGCTATCTGCGCTGTACCTATCTCGCCTGCCAAAGAACCGGCAGGGTAATTAGTAGCATCACTTAAATCGAATGCAGGGGTAGCATCTGTGCCCCCAAGAGACAGTTGAACACCACCATAAGAGACAGTGGAATTAGATAGTTTTGCATTTTCTATACTCCCAGCGAGTTGCGCATTCGTAATAGTTCCTACAAGGCTAGATGTAGGGTATCCAGTAGCATCTGACAGATCAAACGCAGGGGTAGCATCAACACCGCCTAGTGATAACGTAACACCACCAAAAGACACTGTAGAGTTTTCTAACTTACTGTTAGGTATAGAACCATCAATGATGTCATCAGAATCATACTGCAAAGCCTGCTTTAACGCCTCATCTACACCTTGTAGGTACAACCTAAGCACTAAATCTTTGTTGAACATGTATGACGAACTATACTCCGCAGGGGGTCGGGGAAAAGCAGGTACAGTGAAAAGTTTTGGTTTATTACGTATTTTAGTAGCCATTAACTACCCCTTCTACCGTCCGGACGCATGTTCAACCTAGGAGTACCCAACTGCCATTTAGTGCCTAGAGACGTAGATTGTACCTTAATCGCCATCTGCCGGCCCCTAACTCTAACATCTAGCTGGTCTGTATACTCATCTACCGTATCTACCGCTAGCGCAACTTGCCCCTCGTTTACACCGCCTTCTGAAGCAGGAGTGTTATCTGCAGAGCCCGGCTCGCTACTAGCTAGTAAAGACATTTCAACCGAAGGACTGCCGGCAGTAGACCCTACAAAAGAAATGTCAGGGACAACTTTATCTATAAAAGTAAAACTAGTACCCGACTCTATGCCAAATTGCCCAGAAGTTATAAACGAGTCTATGGCTTCTAGCGTAGCGCCTTGCCCGTTATCGTTACCGTTTTCATGCTCTACCAAATTATAAGTGTCAGTCGCAGCTAGTGGGAAGTCGTTAATAGGTGAATCATACCAAGCACTGCGGCCCATAGTACCTACATACCAAATATCTTCTAAGTAGTTATATACTACATACTTGTTTGGCGCTACACGTTGAGAATCGCAGTAAAACCACCATATCTCGTGGTACTCTTCTAATGTGCCTGCAAATACTTGTTCGTATTGGCCTTTATCTAAATCATCAAATACGTGCTTTCTAACATCACAACGTAACGGTTGTACTGTCCCGTCGTACTTGTAAAACTTTTCTTTGCCCATCCAATACGCTACTCCGTTGGCGTACGCAACGGCCTTCGATGACGCTACTGACAGATTCGACCCAACCAACTGAGAACCCCATACCACTGGAGCACCAACATATTGCAGCGAGTACAGCGCAGAATCGGTGAAAACCAATATTTCTTGTCGTGACTGTATGGCTGCCACTATTTCTGTGCCTTGCGATAACTGCAAATCTCCTGCTTGATTGGTTGAACGGGGTCGCCAGTCATAAGCGTTTTCTTGGTCTGACCAACGTAGTAGTAATGGGTTTTGTGTTTCTGTAGCATCTCCAAACGCGTTACACCCAAAAGCGAAAGTAAACCGACTCGCGTCTGAAACTAATAAACTATCTTGTACTACTGGCACCTCAGCGGATAACTCATACTGCAATGTAACAGAAGCTCCACCCCCAGAAGTTGTAGAACTTGCAGGCTCCGCACCAGCTATAGGTTCTGTAGTAAATGTATTACTCGCAGAGTCTACCGTAGCTATTTTATGTCTTGCGTTTATAACTGTGCCAGTAATAGCCGCTATGGTTGTAGCCCCAGCTATGGTAACATGTTGCCCAACCATATAATTAAACTCTAACGTAGGGTCGAACACCGTTATTGCCTTAGAGTCTTTAGTAACTGATATAGGATCACCATCAAATACAAACGTAGCCGACTGACTACCTGTAAAGTTTATTGGGTTTGCACTTATGTTTGCTATTGCATTACTGGCGCTCATGGATAATACGGTAGTGCCTGCAGGGATTCTATTTGCGGTAGTGCATGTTACCACCGCACCAACACGTATTTTTGCCCCAACCGCAGCATCTATACTAGTTAGAAAAGCATACGAATTGTTAGCCGTACCTTCTGCTGTTTGTGACAGCGCAATTGTTCCATTATGAAGTACATTCTTTAGTGGTATTGCTCTTGTTCCTGTGCCCGCACTTGTATCCCAATAGTACATCTCACCACCACGAGGCCCAATAATTAAATCTTCCCCGTAGTTAGCTTGACTCCACACACGTAGAGACTCTGCTCCACCATTACCACCATTAAAAGTACTATCGTTCCAAGGAGAAGAACTCCAACCATCTACTGGTATCTGAAAATCCGGCCCTACATTTATTTGGTACGCAGCAACTACTGAACTACCACCTCCAGCTCCATTTCCGTTAGCTGTAGTAGCCACCACTACCTTATATGAGTCAGCGTCCACTATTTCTGTTATGGCGTGTTCTTTGTTTAAGTCTGATGCCGGTACGTTATTTATAGTGCCGGATACCCCTGATAGGGTTACGTAACTACCTAAAGTAGCGCCATGTGCAGTATGCGCAATAGTCACAGAAGTAGATGTATTAGCGGTAGTTATAGGGTTAGCACCCAAAGTAACAGTAGTACGCAAAGGAGTTACATCGTAGTAGTTTTGTCCTGTTTCTACCATGAACTTAACATTAGTACCTAAGCCAGTATACTTTACAAATGCAAGACTAATCCATTGATGTAGCGATCTACAAACACCTGTAAACGTGTTACCACCATGTCTAGTCCAGCCACCAATTTTCTCAGGGTAGCCTTGGCGAAAACGAACTTTATCACAGTCGCTCCAACCGGCCTCGTTGGTATATTTAGTTATTTCTTTATTTATACCGGGTTTAAACTGGACTTTATTAAGTGGCATATTAGTACTTCCAAGCTACTGGGGTAGTCTCTCGCGTGTCAACATGTACAAAACCTTTAGCAACCCCAATACCATTGAAGCCCATAATAGAAGCGTTACGTATAATAGACATACGCTGTGCACCACCCGTCACTTTAATGTCAACAGCAATACCCTGTGCGTGTGTTCCTGCAGGTTTGCCACTAAAGATTTTTGCCGCTTCTATGCTATGTTTAGGCGATCTGTACCCACTAGTTACAATAAACGGAAACCCACACACTTCACGTAGTGCATCAAGTTTCTGTAAGAAGTCAGGACACATCTTATTCTCACCAGTTTCCTGACAATTAAAATCTTCTACTTTAAAATACTTTAAATTCATTTTCTTAGACTCATTAGTTTAGAAACACCTTTAACACCAAAGCTACTTGATATAGCGATAAACAGCAAGTATTGGTACCACTCAGGCAAACCGGCAAGAGCACTGAACCCTTCCTTAACTCTATCTATTACTGTTATATCGTTAACCACAATAGCATACCCAATCATAAAGATGGGCACTGAAAGTACAATAGTCCAAAATTCGTCTTTCCAGCTATGGGCAGAGGCATCAGCCATCTTAGATTCCCACTCACCATCATTCTCAATGACCTTCATTTTGGCTTTATGCTTAGCTTGTTTCTCTTCCGCTTTGTTCTTTAGGTAGCCCCCAGCTATATTAGCTATAGGGCCTATAAGATGTTGCAACATATATACCTCACTTTAGTGGGTTGTATAACTCGTCCATACCATCCCACAAATCTTGTATTTCACGCTTTAAAACTTTTATATCACCTTCAAAGTTATCTACCGCCTTAACAACAATCTCTGCTTTCTGAACAACAGTTTGCATCTCTGTTACTGACTTCTCTACATCAGTAACTTGTTGTTTTATAAGTAACAGCCCTGATTGTTGGTCTTTAATAACCACTAAATTAGTTCCTAGCTCTGCTAGTTTACCCTGTAACTTAGATACATCATTAGCTTCTAATTCTTGCTTTATCAACAATACTTCTTCTTCTAGGGGCACTATATTTGGTATTTGTACCGCCTCTACAGCTTCTAGTCTAGAGTACAAACTACTTGCAGTCCATACCCCACCACCAATAGTAGAACCAATAGCTAATACTACAGCAATCCAAGCCCCTTTAAACGTCTGACCACCAATCGTCAGTTCGCTAGACTCAAGGCTCATAATTACAATCTCCATACATAAAGCAGTTATATCCTTGCGCAGTAGGGCCAGTTAAATAAAACTCAGACTCTTGACCCGCAACTAATATTTCCGCTTGTGTGGCATATACATCTAGACCAAAGTTATCGTTACCGTTTAGGTATACAGCAGAAGCATTGTTAGTCCCAGCCCACTGCATACTTACCCACTGGTTGTTAGCTGAATACGTAACTACAGCTTGCTCCGCAGTAGTATTGTTGTTCTCTGCGCCCTGTTGTAGGAAGTCTACGGCGGCAGTGTTTTCGGCAACCGCAATAAATGCCGTAGCGTTGTTAGCATGTGTTTCAATGTCATCTATAGACTGATTATACTCAGTGACTTCTTCTTGACTAATAGTTAGCACTTCTTGGTTGTTAGACACGAATTCTTGTACCGCAGCTTCTTCATCGGGGGTAGCCGCTGTTTCTGCCAGTTCAGCTACTTCTACAACCTGCACCATCTCTACAACTGCTTCTGTAAACGTGTCAATAGCCGTGTCCATAAGCTCTAGTTCTGTTACAGCACGTTCGTTTAAGACAGCGCGGACATCGCCATAAGGCATGTAATTAGCCATATTACTAAGAGCATCATTGTATGCTTGGATCTGTTGTGAGGTAATATGCGCGGACTCTGAAACACTGCCATCAGACATAGCAGTACCAAGATGAGAATACTCAGTGGCAGAACCCACATACGCGATACCTTTATCAATTTGACTTACAATAGCCGACGACGTGTTAACTAAGTTGTCTAACTCACTGGAGTGAGCTGCGGTACTTAGCGCTAATAGAGGTAAAATCATCTTCTTCTTCATCGACATCGCTCTCTCCTATTTTAAGTATTGTATTATACCACTCTTTAGTTTTTTTGCCGTAATCTGGGATGTAAGTTTTGGGGCTTTGTTTCATCATAAGAAACGCCCGCTTACCAACTATAAGTTTACCATTAGATAGTATAGGACAGGGCGTACCAGAAATGAACATAGATTTCCACACATCTACTGACTGGCACATTCTAGCTACCGCAGCTACTTTCATGTTTAAATCAGATAATACTTTTGCATCTCTACGCCTATTACACTCTGGGTCAACGTTGTACCCACCACTACTAAAACCTACACCTACAGTCTGCAGTGAACCCCCTGTACCTTTCAAACAAGTATCCATGCCATTAGACATGTAACTAGGACTTATAGCGCTACCTACAGGTATTTCTGAAGAAGACCCCGCACCATTGTAAGTATTAGATACTGAGTCATCTTTAGTACTATTATTACTATTAGCTACGCTATTCTCGCCGTGGTAGGTGTTAAGGCTACCCTCTTGGTTGTTAGCATATACACTTACAGCAACTAGCCATAACAGTAATACCTTAGAGTAGATTCTGAGCAATTGCATCTGCTCCTAGAATAACCGGAAAAAGAAGCCATAATAAACGTTCTATGCTCCTAAACTTATGCATACCCTGATCTAAACGCTTATCCACAGTATCTAACTGGAACTGTATGTTCTTCATACGCTCTGCACACTCTCTTTCGTGGGCATCTAATTTAAGTAAGGCTACGTTGTTATCATCATCCATGATTAACCTCTCCTAATGTTTTGCGCTGATACGTAGGTTTTTTGGTAGCGTATATCCCTATTAGCCTGAATTGGCTTTATTTGAAACCTAAATTCCGTAGCTGCGCTATTACTATTTTGAACAAAAAACGCCGGTATTGTGGGTAACGCGTAAGAGACGGGTACATAAATACTTGTCCCTGCGTATTCTGTGGTAGTTTGTATTAGCGCCGAGCCGACATCAACCCAATCACCCACAGCACTCCAACCATCATACCCGATATAGGCTGTTGTGCCCGAAGCAAACGTCGAAGAACTGAGAGTAGACGATCCGTTATTAAACGCTATATAAGTCTTGTCCTCTGTAGCGTTGTAATGAAAACTTTGAATCTCAAGTTTACCTGCCGGATCTCCTGCAACATTGTTGTCAGCTACCTTAACAGCATTCCCTAACACCTGACGTTTATCGCCTGACACAGTAAAATAGAAAAAATAACTGCCGGAACCGCCAAACTGTCCCCTATCTACTATGGTACCCAAAGAAACCCCAGTATTAGTTTTAGATTTTTTCTGCAAACGATAACTTGTCTCGACGTTTTCGAAATCGTCACTCGCTGACGTTTGTTTAGCGAAAAAAACAGGCGATATTT